CCCCTGCTTTCCCTCTATCAATATCATCCTGACTTATTTTATATTTCAAATACATTCTCTCGACACCATCATAGTGTCTATCATTAAAATATTGAATTGCATCATCAACTAGATCATCAATTTGATCATCATCAACATTAATTTCCAGAACAGGAGCCCCTAATCTTCTTAGACAGTAGTCAATTAATCCCTGCCTTGTACTTGGTTTAGCCACTAGTATTCTCCTCCATCAATGGTTGTTGTCCATACAGGAGTATCTGTTCCTGCAATTAATTGAGTTGTTAATATATAGTTACTCGTATTAATATTCTGTGTAGTGTCTGGAGAACTTTTTAAAAGTCCATCACTATTAAAGAATGCAATTCCATTTGGACCACTAAAATTGCTACTCACATAACACATACCACTATCTGGTATTATTTTACCAGTCAGACTCAAGTCTGAATTTATTTGTACGTCATCATCAAGAGTTGTCAGTCCATTTACAGATAAAGTATTTAATGTAGATATTCCACTTACTAATAAATTTCTGCTTACAGTAAGATCATTACTTGTATTTAAACTTGCAAATGTTGATATTCCACTTACATTAAGATCATTATTTACAGTTAAATTATTACTTAAATTTAAATCAACAAGTGTAGATGTCCCACTTACTGATAAGTTTCCATTTAGAGTTGAATTGTTGGATACAATTAAATCAGTAAGTGTGGATATTCCACTTACAAGTAAGTTTCTACTTGCAGTAAGATCATTACTTACATTTAAGAAAGAAGAACTCAGTGCATATACAAATTCTATTGATAGTGCGTCAATTCTATTTGTTAATACAAATTTTTGAGTTGGTGCATCCCAAACTAAAACTAATCCATCTTCAGATTTTCTACTAGAATCTAAATCAGGAGCTTGAATTATTGATCCTGATGCCGAAGCTGATGCTGCACTAGATAAGACACGAGTTACATTTTGTTGACCAACTCTAGCTTTTACTACTGGTGATGATACTACAGAAGCTTTTATTGCCATATTATCTAGTTACTCCTGCTCGAACAAGTGCGGAACCTTCTACTACTTTTTCTACTATTCCTCCACTAGATACAATTTTTACATCATAAACATATCTACCAGATTTTAGATTTGAGGTCATTGTCGAACCTAATGCTATTTTGACTTTACCTCCATTAACTTCTGTAATAGTGGACGAAAATGTAGTTGCGGATGAACTAGTATAAGTTTTCCTAAGTTGAGATGATACTGTATATCCTGTAAGATTTAAAGGATTTTGAGTTGCAGTATCCTCCAATTCAAAAGTAGTATTAAAGTCAAAACCTTGCTCAATAACTATATTTGATACAAATACTGCCATTATTCAGGTGAGCATATTTCTATAAGCTATTTATATCGTACTATTTGTTGAGTATTTGATTGACTAAAGATTTCAATTCTTCAATTTCATTTTTTAGATTTTCAATTTCTTCCTTTTTTATCTTATCAGATTCAATTTTTCTTATTCTCTTTTCATATGCAATACTATCACGATTGATAATTGCACCGGTATCCCTATCTCGATAAAGATAGGGATGATCTTTTACTTTGATAAACTTTGTCATTGTAATGCTATTGCTCTAAGATCTCTAACTTTTGGTGGAGTTGCTTGATTAGATCCAGAAAGAATAATCTTAATTCTATATCCAACAAAACTTGGAAGATCGTTTGCAGTAAACTGATATTCTAAGTATTGTCCAACATCACTATCAGGAATTCTTGCATCAGATGAGCCATCATTTTGTGAAGGATTTATAACATTAAGTGCTCCATCAGCACCCAATTCTAAATTAGAAAATCCTGGGAATAATTCAAATTCTTGCTCTTGTCCACTAGAATCTTCTCTAACCAAACTGTAAAGAACTCTAATATCGGATTCGGGAGGTCTTTGTGCAGTCAACAACACTTGTAATGATGATGCTGGATTTTCGAGACTTACACTATTAGAAACATAAATTGCTTCATGTGGATCAAAGTCAAATGTATTTACATCTCCATTATTAGCAAAATCATTAACTGGTGCATTAATTTGATTGGAGATTAAATTAGCAGTAATAGATCCTTCATCATTAAGAAGAATATATGGTGAAAGGTTTTTATCATCTGTTGATAAAGATATCAAAGCAGTTAATGATCTTCTACCAGAAACATTTTCAAATACATTTTGTCTCAATTCATTTTCTCTGGAACAAACCATTCTAGTTGTATTGAGTACATTGTTGGTATTTAACTCAATTGAATCAATAGTGTTCAGTAAAGTAAATGAGGTTTCTGATCCACTAATACTTGTTCCACTGGTAGATCTAATTGAAGATTTAATTTCAGTTCCTTTTCCAGTAGTAATGGCATCAACTGCTGGATTTATTTCATTGAATAATACATTTCTAGTTCCAGAAATATCATTATTAATTCCAACTGAGAAATCTTCAAATGACAATTCTACTCCAGGACCAACTATGTCGGAACTTCTATTAACACCAATTGATTTACCTTCAACAGTAGAGGTTGCACCTCTATCAACTTCAATATAATATGAATTGGACTCTAAATCTTCATCGGCAATATCATAAGAAACATTATTAATTCTTCTCAACGATATACCAGAAAGTTCATACTTAACTATAGATGCACCATTTTCATGGGTATCAACATTTGTATCATCAATTCCTCTGGCGTTGATTGTTAATTTACCACTAACAACTTCGTAATACTCTATGATTTCATCATTTACTTTAACATATCCTTTATTTGAAGTGGAAACTGGTAAACCTTCAAAAGTACTGAATAAAGATGAATCCTCAACTTCTATAGAAGTAGTATCTTCAAAAGTAAGTTCTTTGGTTAACACTGATGGAGTTTGATCAGATTCAATATTATTCAACTTTAACTTATTATTTAAAGCATACATGCCATGATTAAAATGATCTACCTGAAGATAATTTCCAGAATTTGTGCCTGTTCCTTCTGCTGTTCTTGAAGAAATAATATTAGTACCACCTAAAGAAACAATAGTTGTTTCATCACTGTAGTAACTCAATGCTGCACCAACTCTAAATGCTTTATCTGCTCCAACTTGTCCCTGAACATTGGTCAGATATAATGTATCTACACCATCAATTGCTGTAATTGTAATTACAGCACCTGTTCCATTAGCACCAGTCACTGTGCTAGTTACAATACCAACAACATCACCCGATCTATATCCACCTCCAGCATTGACAATGCTTGGAGTACCTGTAATTACACCATCACTTGCAGTAATATTTAAGATAAGTCCAGATCCATTTCCAAGTATATTGAAAGTGCTGACATTAGAATCAGTAACATAATTAGTTCCTCCAGTTGTTAGTCCAACCGAACTAGTTTCACCACCAACATCTGAAATGTGTCCAAAAGTATTTGTGAGTATTCCAGCAATTTTTCTTCCTGTTGTCAAAATTCCAACTAAAGTAGAACTTGTAATTTTGTCTACCCCAAGAGTAGTAGTTTTTGGTACTGTTAATACTGAAATATCAGTATCTTTATCACTTAAAATAGGAGAATTGCCAAAAGATGCAACTCCAGGACTATTAGGATCAAATTTTGCTTTATATAATTTAAACTTTAAGTCAGATTTTTGTGCAGGAGTCCATGTAGATCCATTTTGAGATTTGAATAAACTTCCTAAAGCAAATTGTTTAGTATATCTTACAGATTCAGCATCTGGGAGAGACTGAGTATTTACTGTCTTTTCACCCATCTTTGCAGTCCAAACTTCATATTGATCGGTTGTAGGTGCAAGTAAAACTAAAGCATATTCTTCTCCTGGTGGAAGAAATATTGGTGATGGGAAAGTTACTGTAGTAGCTTTTTCTCCATTATTAGAAACTTTTATGTCATCTGGTTCTAATTCAACAGAATCTCCAATAATTTCTAAAGTAGGAAGTCCTACTGCCATACGCCTAATTTGAACGATCAAAGGCTCACTTCCTGATGGTTTGTTTCCAAAGAAAATGTCAACTGCTGTCAGGAATGCTCCTTTATCATCATCATTGAATCCGGAAGAATCTGGAGCTTCAATATCTCTTCCAACTGCAAAAGATTGTGCTAAAGGATCAGATCTTCTAACAGTTGTTGTACGAGTAATTGTAGTTATGCGAGTTGTTGTATTAATAATTTCTCTTTGGAGAATAATAAATCTACCTGTAGCCCGATATTGAGTATCTCCTTTAGAAATTAATTTACTTCCAGGGAGAGGTTTTTTATTCTCTTTACTGCTTGTCAGTCTGTAAGTTTTTACTCCAGTAGTTAATCTATTATTTGGTGCTGGATTTGTATGAGGATCTTTAATGAAAAACGATCCCTGAAGATTTCCATAATTATCTGGAATTAATCTTTTATTTTTTACAAATGCAATTGCACCACTACTTGATCCAATTAATTTTGCACCTTTTTTAATGTATCCTGTAAATTGTTCTTGGGCAATATTTGCCAAAGAATCTAAATCTACATTCAAAGTTTTAGAAGATTGACTGTAATTTGAAGGTAAATTTTCTGTGGTTTTGTATGGATTTATATTATATGTTTTATCTGGGTTGGTATATGGTCCAGATTTGTGATTTGATTTTGCAAGTCTAAATTCACCAATTAATCGATTATCAAAGTATGCTCTAACTAGTTCTCCAGTTTTAAAAGAATTTTTGCTGGATCCAGAATTTTCCAAAGTGGAACTATTTGCAATTTCAATTAATTTTGGTACATATTCAATATTGCTATGATTATCAACAAATTGATAATGTTGCTGAAGAGGTCTAAGACCAATTGCTTTAAACTTAACGTTTCTAGAACGTATATACTTTTCAGATCCACTAGATACGATGACAGTTCTTCTTGTTGTGCTCCTTTCAATTCGATCATTTCTGGTAGTTCTAGTTCTTCTACTATCAACACGACCCCTTTCTCTATCAATTGTTCTATTTCTTCTTCTTACTCTTAGGTTATTTCTATTGATAACTCTAGTAGGTAGTCTAACAGTTCTAGTCCAAGTGTCACTAGGTGGACTTAATTTTATGAATCCGACATACTCAATTACATGGAATGGATTTACATTTTCAACTCTAGTTGCTAAAGGTTGTTCAATCCAATCTTTAGATTCATATTTTAATGTAATCATATTTCCAGTCTTTTGAACATTATCGTCCAAAAGATCATAGTTTGATTGCAGATCCAATTCATCTTCAGGAACTTCTTCTTTAGGAAGAGGAACTAAAGAAACTGAATTTGAAAATCTACGTGGACCCAATTCTCCATTAGAAATTTCTGCATTAGTAAATTGAGCATCTGCAATTGAAGCATCTTCAAATGGATCAACAAAAAATCCGGATTTAAATCTATTATTGCCTTCTACATCCAGAATATTTAAAGCTTCTGTACTTACTTCTAATAAATTTAAAGAAGTAACTTCTTCTAATGCCTCAATTCTGTCTTCTAAAGTTCCAATATCTCTCATCGTATATCTTCTATTATCACGTAAAGATATATCAGCATCTGCAGTATTAAACAGATATGCCGGAAGACTAATTTCACCAAGTTCCATCAATTCATTATTAGTAGTTGAAGGAGGTTTTGGATCCAATGAAGATACTCCTTCCTCTACAATAACTTGTGAGAATTTATCTAAGTAAATTTTATCAATTCTAGGCAAATAGAAATTATACCCTAAAGATGAACTTTCTCCTGGTTTCAGTACATGTTGAATTCCATTGTCAAAAGATCTGGCATTAAAATCAAATGGTGATCTATCAGTACTTGTAAATTGTGATACTCTAGGTCTAAAATCAAGAACATCCGAAGCTCTTACTAAAGATTCTCCAATTAAAGGAATATCTTGGGAGTATCTGTCAGCATCATAACTTAAAACAGTAAATACATCACCGGTATCATTACTTGGTACTGTAAAATGATCAAATACTACTAATATTTTTCTTTCTGGTTTATTTCCAGAAACTCTAACTATTCTGGAATAATCATAATATTCGTCTTTTTGTCCTGTATTCAAGGTAAAGTTATTTGTTATATCTTTAAACTTACCAAGAGTTATGGACTGAACTGTAGAATTGATATTGGAGTCTCTAAATGTTACTAATTCTCCAACTTCAAACTGCTGATCATTTAAGTATACAATACCTAAATTATTTGTAGATATAGGAAGTTCTGCATTAGAAGAAGAGTTTTGAACAACTCTTGCTAAAGCTCCACTTTCCTGACCTATCAAATCTTCACCAATAATTGCATTTTGATCCACAGAAGAAATAGATTCGAACTGAACTCTAGTAAGAATCGGATCATTTTTTCCTGTTGATTCTAAAACTTTGAGAACTTTTACTACATCCGGATAATCAAGAGAAATTTCTTCATCTTGAACTCTTCTTCCATAATATTGATTATAAAGCAACCCATCATTAATAGTTTGTCCTGCAACAATTCCAGACTCAGTTTTACTAGAAAATGATACAATTCCAACCGTACTTCTTGTATATTCCTTTACTTTACTTTGTATTCCTACTTTTTTCAATGTTGTGTTAATAACACTTGCTCCACCACCAGCATTTAATCCACTGATAGTTACTGTAGATCCTCCACTACCTAATGTAAATTTATCTGAGGTGATTGTTCCTATTCCACCATTAGAGTAAGATACTGTATATCTTTCTTGATCAAAGGATTCAAATAAAGAACTAGAAATTCCAGTATTTGATTGGTTTAATGTTACAATCTCATTATTAATAGTTAAAGTTGATTGATTGGATATTAGTAATTGTGAATTTGATAAATTTACAGAAGAAATATTATTATCTGGAATTTTTACATATAAAGATGCATTTTCACTATTTCTAAGTCTTGTTACCTTAAGTTTTGCATTATAAGTTCCTGCAGAAATTTGAGTTCCGTTAACAACCCCTGTTGTTCCTTCAAGAGTAAGAGTTGACAAATCATCGGAAATGCCCGAAATTCTGTTAAACTTTCGAGTCCCACCGTCATTAACACTAAGAATATCTCCAATATTCACTCCAGAGAATAACTTTCCTGGGGCAGTTGCTGAAGTGCCAGAAACGGTTACCTCAGTAATTCCACTGGAAAACTTTTTAGTGCTGAGAACAGCATCTGCCGAAAATCCAGGAAAACCACTAGTGGCAGATTGAGCCACAGATTTTATATCATCAATTCCATATACGATAGTTGATTTTACTTTCGCCGAAACTTCAGATCCATTAACAATCAGTTGCTCATCTGCAATAAATGTTCCTGAAGTTTGTCTAATTTTGAATTGGCTATCAGCAGAATCTGCAACTACAAATCCACTAGCACCACTACTCTTTCCTTTTATATAAAATGATTCATTGAGATTTAAACTTTTATATAAAGTAATTTGAGTATATGTTTGAATATCATACAAATATAAATCAAACTTAGTAGAGTTTCCTTTGTACTTTGAATCAGTCAGATTGAAAGTATAAACTCTAGCTTTTCCTATGTTTGATGGACTATTTCCTTTAAATTTATCTTTTAAATCTATTTCTATATTTTCTTCTGGTAATCCAGAAACATTATTTACTCTAAGCAAATTTCCCATCTCAAATGGGATATTTGTAAAATCTATAGTTTCAGTATCTCTTGGTTTTCTTACATCGATAGTTTGTGTATCGTCCAATTGAGATTCATATCCAAGAACATATGCTCTTCCTGGAGAAACTTGATAGCAAAGTAATTCATCTGTAGGAGTATTTCCATCATCTGTAGTTTCGTTTTCTAAGAAAACTCCATCATTATCAATTCTATCATTTAGGCACTCAGATACTGAAATATTAAATTCATCTACTGCGTAATTACCTGACTCATCAAATGTTCTTCTTGCAAACTCTTTTCCAATTACACTATAAACGGTCTTATCTTCTACTTTTTTTATTCTACCTTCATCAACTCTAAGAATCTCGACAAAATTAGTATCTTTATTATCAGTTAATGGTTTTTTTGATAGTTTTAAAGAAATTTTAAATCTATCTGCTCCAGGAGCAGCAAAGTTTGTAAATCCTTTAGCATTATCATATAAAGATTCATCATCTTTAGCATTTATGATTAATTCATCAATAATAAATCCAACTCTATACGATGGAGTATTTGTATAGTAATCTAATATAAGAGTTTGTTTTGGTACGTCTACAAAATATCCTCTTATAAAATAAACTCCCTCATCAACTGAAGCTGCAGATCCAGTTGAAGTCGCATTATTTGATATCAAAGAACAAAAAGTTGTTCCAGAATTGATTGTAGTATTGCCATAAACTACATCTTCATCTGCAAATAAAGATTCTCCATCCAGAAACTCATCAGTTGAGTTGTCATCGCCTGCACGAGAATACTTTACATAAATGGTTAGATTTGTAACAAGATCACTGTCTGTAGTAAGTGCAACTTCTTTAATTACTGCAGATACACCAGATATTTGTCCCGTTACTCTCTTACCAATAAAATTTTTAATATAAACAGATACATCTACTCCGGAAGTAAAATCTTCAATTTTTACTGCAGAAAATTGATCATCATATGTAACAGCTCCCGGAAGAACCATAGATCCTTCTTTGAAGAAATGATCTCCAAAAGATTCTATTTGATTTTGAAGAATAGACTGAAGAGTAGTTAATTCTCTGGATTGAACTGGAAATCCTGGTTTAAATAAAACTTTATAAAAGTTTTTATCCCCATCAAAGTCATCATAATATGGATTGATGTTTAAGTTTGTTTTTTGTGCCATCTTTTTTAGAATTCCAGAATGATTTTAACGTCTTCTTTTTGTCTACTATCACGAGTTACTGTAGGTCTGTTATCAATGTAAATTACATCCCCCGTCTTTTTATTTATCTCAGGATCTGCGAGTCCTGATACAAAAGTAACTCCTAAATCAATTCTTTTATTATTAATAATAACAAAGCTTTCATTTAAATTAGTATCAATACTGACGGAAGAAGTTCCTCCTTCGTCTTTAATACTAAGAGAACTTCCTGAACTAGAAAACTCTACAAATTTTGCATCACTTGCAACGTTTACATTATCAGTTTGGTCCACATTATTACTGAAATATAAAGAACGATCTTGATAGTACTTCAAAACTTTAGTTGTAGTGTCGTATGATGCTACATATCCTTTTGCAGTTCCGACATTAAGTATAGTTTGAGTTACTTTTTCTCCTATTGTTGGACTGCCAGTATAAGAATCTGCTAATTTTATTGATCCTAAAGATGAAAATGTATTATCAGTATAAATTTCAGAATTGGAATAATTTGTAGGATTTTTTATTACGCCGACTTGAGCAAATTTTGTATTTGTTGGAAAATCATTTGTTGAGGCATCAAATCTAGCATATAGAAGAACTCTATCAGCACCCAATTCTTGATATATGTCAGCACCATGACCAGTGGATGGTGGAATAATTGGAATTAACTTAGCATTTCTATTTCCACCAGTAAAGTTGATAATGCCATAGGTGTATCCAGATCCACCATTGGTAACTTCTACATCACTAATTGATCCATCTTTTACGGTAATCGACACTTTTCCTCCAGTACCGTCACCTAAAATATCAATATCTCCCGTAGTTCCATTTGCATAACCATCTCCAGACTCTTGTATGAATACTTTTTTAATTTGTCCTGTAGAAGATGCCGCGTTTCTTACGGATACAATATCACTATTTTGTGTTGTAGTCCAATCATTTGGTAAAACAATATATTCCGTAGAATCAAATTTTATAATATCAGATGGTGAAGTCGTAAACAAATATTTCCAAACATATCCATCATTACTAGATCCAGCTGCCGTTGGAACATTTCCAGTGAAAGTGGGTTCATCTAAAGACTTTCCAGGACTTATTGATCCTGTAGATCCATTATCAATACAAATATAAACTCTGAAATCACTATTGATTACATAGTAATTTGAATCATATAATCTAGCCGATCCCGTAACTTCGGCAATAGTTCCTAAACTATAATCATGTCTGTACATGTCATAGCTAGTATTGCTTGTCCAATTTATTTTTCTAACAACTCTTCTTACATTAGATAGTGTTAATTTTTTACCAAATAATGCAGTATCTCTATAATGAGATCTATACTGAAAATTATCTACAGGTGCGGGAGTTCCATTTGTATCCCAATTATCAGTTCTACCAAATCCAGGATTTGGTGTTTGAGAATTTACAAGTCCCAAAAATGCATAGTAAGAATTGTTAGTTGAACCAACGGACGCCACAAAATTTTCAGCATTTAATATTCTAAATTGATCTGTTACTACAGCGGCCATATTATTAGTTTTTTAGATATTTATAAGATAATTTTAGGTAAAGCACCACTATTTCTTAATCCAACATCTCTTCTCTGAATAATTGGGTATGTAGATAGTCCCGAAGAGGCAGTAAGTCCACTGACTCCAATTGATATTGGACTACTTGATCTTTGGATTGATGAATTTGATGTTAATTTACCCCAAGAATAATTTCCTACGGGATTTGAAGTACTTCCTGTAGTATCAATTCCAGTAACATCTGAGTCTGATTTTATATTACAAGTTAAAATTCCAACAGTTCCATTGCTACTAAATTCTGAAATATAGTAGATGTTGTCTGTAAATGTATTTCCTATAGAAACTATATTAGAATCAGAATCATCAACTGAAGTAATTCCATCACCTTGAGTGGTGTTAAAAATATAAATTGGATTTCCTTCTGCCATATTAGCAAAAGTACTAGAATTTATTGTGAATTTTAATGCGAGTGGATGTGAACCTGACCCTGAAGTAGTGCCAATTCCTGTTATAGAACCAGAAAATCCTTGAACAATATTGAATTTTTTAATTGATTCTACAAAATCAGTGTTAATACCTGTCAAAGGATCTATCACAATACAATTGAAAGTATTTGTAGGAAGATCTAAACCATAGTCAAATAATTCGGCATTATCAACAAAAATTTCATTATCTGTAGTTGAAACATCTTTAATTATTTTAGCAATAGGATTAATTTGAGCTTCTATTGAATCTCTAGTCTTGAATATTAATTCACCATTAACTTTAAATTCTGATTTTTGCTTTGTTAGAGACATTGGCAAGAATCTGTCTGTCACAATTCCTGGACCAATATACTTGTTAGTTTCAAATTTATCAGAGAAAGATAAATCTGCAACAATCCTGGAATTTTGGTCTATAGAATTTGATGAGAAAGAAGATTTTCTAATTTGAACCACATCTCCACGTTCTATAGATGGATTAACGTTTGTGTTTATGTTAATATCAACGGATCTATTTCCTGTGTAGAAATAAATTGCAACATCATCCTCTACTTTTGGTGCTGTATCAAATATAAAAGAAGTTCCACCTTCAAATACATAAGTTTCTCCTGGATTTTGTAAGATTCCGTTTATGAATATGACCAAAAGATTACTTAAATTATTTGTAATATTGGATGTACTACTACTTTCAAAACTCAATAAATCATTATTGTAGAATAGTGGGAATCTTTTTCTGACACCATCCTGCATACCACTAATAGAATCAATAAAATCTAATTCTCCAAGATTCCATGCAGAGAAACTATCAGAATATGTTTCTAAAACTGTAAATTCTGCTTCAGTGAGTGGAGCATTGAGTGATTTATCTGTAACTAATCCAACTGCTTTAAATACATCTCCTTTTCTAAAACCATAACCATTGCTCTTGATTTTAAAATCACTTACTACGAATAAAGTTGATCCAATACCCGTGGGTTCTGATGAAGGAGATACTTTGAGATCAAGACGTAATCCTGTTCCAGTTTCTGTCGTAACTCCAGTTGAAAGTCTGGAAATACCAATTACCTCAAGATTTTCATAAGAAGGATCCGATACAAATATTTGTGGATTTGTATATCCAGCACCAGCATTAACAATATCAAAGATTATAGTTCCTCCAGCACCAACTGTGGCAGTAATATTTGCTGGAGTACCAGTATGTCCTTCTTCAAATACACTAACTCCGATTGAAACTATCCCATTATATCCAGATCCAAAGTTTGCATTTCCATAGTATGGATATGCACTACCAGAACCAACATAAGCATGTGGAATAGTACTAACCCCAATTTTTACATTGAAAGTAGTCTCAGAGACGATTCCTGTTACCGGGAATACATTTCCGATAGTTCCATCAGGGAATATTGTTGTAGTAATACCTGCATGTTCTGCACTACAAGAAAACTCTAAATCTTCCAGGTAAACATATTCATTATGTGGTTTAAGATTGTGATTTGTTCCTGTTGTTACTTCAAGAACTCCAGATTTTTCATCATATGAAGTTGTAGATATTCCTAAATCTGATGTAAATGTGGCAAACCCAATTAAAGAATTAATAGTGCCTCCAGAAACAACAGGAACAACTTGTGCTCCTACCAGTGGAGCAAATCCGAGTCCAGAAGTAGATCCGAGAGATACAATTACTCCACCTCTTGGAGTTTCATTTCTATTAATATCTTCATCAAAAGTTAAAATATTAAAAGGAGATTCTGGATTTTTAAGTCCAGTAAATATTACAGAAGTAATTCCAGCAACACTATCTTCGACTAATGAATAATTATTCCCTGCATTATTGATTGTTGATGGAGTTTGGAATATATTATTGACAAACAAGAATGCAGTTCCAATTCCAGTTGTGTTAGCTAAACCAGTTTTTAATGTAAATGTTCTTCCAATTCCAGTAAATTCGTCAGAAATATCATCATAGACTTTATTTGTCGAATAATCCGATCTTAAGAATACTCTTCCACCAAAATCTGATTTTGCTGGTTCTAAATTAGATTCATCCCTTGTCAAAGATAATTCAGGATTTCCTCTAGGAGGTGTTGTGAAGTGAATGTTATTATCTACAATATTGAATGCTCCTTTATGCAATAGAACTTCAGAACTATTTGAGTGATTGGTTGCGGCAGAACCAACAAATCCTCTTTCAACTTCAACTAAAGTTTCTGATCCTACATTTGTTATTGGACCAACGGATGTTGTGCCGAGACCAACATTGATAACACTCATAAATTCATCATCAATTTTTAAAACATCCTGAGGGTTGATTGTGGATATTCCAGTTAAAGGGAATATTGTAGTACCTACAGAAATTGCTCCATCAAGAGTATATGAAAGTTTGGTTTGAGCAAGTGGATATTGAACTAATCCATTTACTGTAATAAGACACTTGGAATTTTGTTTATCAGAAACAAATTTGTGAGCATTTCCTTCTCCTACTGTAGCTACCGTAATTCCTGTTCCTGCGTTAGCATTAGCAAGAGATGTTGCTACTTTAAATGAATTGTCATTTATTTTAATTGCATATACTGTTGATGGAAATTCATCATTAGCATTATATCTCATGGCACTAACACCTGTTCCTACGAAAGTAGATCCTGGTACATATCTCAATTCCTGTCCTGTTACGAAGAAATGATTTTCAATGTTAAATGTTCCAGTAGAATAAGAAATTACGCTTGGATCTGCAGGTCTGAATACCTTCTCAAAAATAGGAGTTAAATTTGAAGTTAATGGGAATGATGTTCTGTCAATCTTATCTCCATTTATAGAATTATATTGAACTCTAAATATTTCTTCCGTGATTGGTCCATAGATTAGACTTGGGTAGATATTAGAAGTGTCATCTTGTTCGTATATTAATTTGCTCAGAACAGATATATTAATATCTTCATTAGTAGAATCTGGAGAATTTGGATAGAACTTGAGATCTATGTTAAGTCCATTAACTTCTGCCTCAAAAGTTCCTATTCCAGAGTACTCAACATTATCATTATCTATAGATGACATAAATGGTGATTGCTGTGTAAAAACATTTGTACCATCATCAATTGTCATAACTTGATGAATTGCTTTTGTTGCACCAAAACCAACTTCTATTGTAGAATGTGATGAATTGAATAAATTTCTGTCATAACTAAGAATTGTTTCTGAACTATTTCTTGCTGTAGAAAAACCTGCTTGATAGATTGCAGATCTTTCACTTCCGGCAGATTGTCCTGGTAAATTGAATCTGTGTCCAACTACATCTCCAGTAACATCTGTTACTCCAAATCCAATGATATTAGATTTAATTTGTGTTTCGACAGAACTATCATTTTCAAAATCAACTCTTAATTTATTTGCAGATAAATCTGCAGAGAAATTTCCTATTTGAGATCCAACAAGAATACCTTGTCCAACTGCATCAGAATAATACTCCGACAAATATGAATTTGTGCCATCATTTGTTACATATAGAGTAACAAAGTTTGCATTTTTTGTATCTATATCAATAACTTGTGATGTAATTACTAAAGAATCATATTCGGCAACATCTACTTCATATATTTGTGTAGATCCAATTCCTACGGATTTTGTTTCTACATCACCTATCATGTCAATATGTCCAATTTCTTTTGTTCCCTCAGAATCTGTACTTGTGTTAAAGGTCTGTTTGATTACTTTTATAGTGTAATCAAAATCAAACGGATTCTCCGGAACAAATCTTAAATACAATCGTTCTCCATCATCAGAGAACATTAAATCATATGATCCATAAACAAGTTCTGTGTTTACAGGATCAATATTGCTTACATGTTCAATTTCGGAAATAAAAGCATTTTCTTTATTTTGGAGTATTGTTAATGATGTAAGTTGTAAATGAGTTCCATTATTCCCATTCAAATATAATAAGAACTTTTGATAATCATCAGAATCTGAAATTTCCATAATAGTGGCAAATTCAGTGTTTTCTGCTTCACTAGAAGAGAATATTGGAGAAAGATCATCAATTTTTAAAACATCATTGGAAAGCAATTCAATGAAATCAGTAAGTTTTACTCTTTTTAATGTTATAAATTTCGAAGAATTATTCAATACATCGACATCTTGAGCTAAATCAAATCCATAAATTGTATCAACTCTCAAGTCATCTCTTATCAAATCTCTAACAAGAGTTGTTTCATCACTAACTGAAGTTATTCCAACATCAGAAGTAACAGAAGAAATTCCAGTATCTGCAAAATTCTTTAATCCACTAATGTGAGTTAAGTTACTTATTGAAGATTGTTGTTTTTCATAAGTAATTGAACTCTTAATTGAGTATGAAAGATTCTGATAATAATCATTATCTGCAATTACTTGAAAATCTTCACTCAATCTACCAATTTCATCCGTCCAACCAATGTTAGCAGGGTATGAATAATCAATATCAAATACAGCTTCATTTTTCTTAAGTGTTTTTATAGTCGCTCTATCACCAGATGACGAACCTCTTATAATATCGCCAACCCTCAAATTATAAGTTCCAAAAACTTTTATTCTGTTTTCGAATACTTCAGATACGAAAAGATCTACTAAATTATTATCTACAGATAATTGCTCATCTAAAATAAATTTGGAAGTAATTACAGAAGAAGTAAATGACGGATAATCTTTTTTATTAATTATTAAACCAAATGAATTTTGATCAGTTATAGCAATACCAGTATTAGTTCCATATTCACCAATACTAATTTTTACTTGATCATTTACACTTGCTCCAACAATATAATCTAAGACTTCAAAAAATCTATATCCATAATCTTCTGAATTGAATCCATCTCCATCAGATCCATACTTTTGAATTCCTTCAACAAATACTTTATCACCTATTTCAAATGGTTGAGTTGTAAAACTAGTTATTCCATTAATAGTTGGTGTTGTGATTTGGCACGTAAATATGCCACTATTGGAGGAATCAATACTAACTATACTAATACCATTAGAATTATCTGTTGTGAAGACTTCAACATCATTTGATTCTATTCCATTAGGTGAACTAATTATATCAACATTACTGATGACAGATCCGGTTACTTTAACATCAAAAACTCCATTATCATATGCTATTCTATCTTCTTTACCAACTACTACAATATTTGGAACTTCAGTGTATCCAGATCCACCATCCAAAACTGTTACAAAACCAACTTTATTATTTGCAGAAACAACAACTGTTGGGG